AACCGCAGCCGCGCACTCCGGGACTTGTTTTCTGATAATTGTCGCAAAATTGTCCGATTCTTGTGCAAATTATCGCATACAATATAAGCTGAGCAATGTCTCATACGAGACCAACCTCAAACCAGACCTCCTTCTAATATTCCCTCTTTCTTATGGGCGCCGAGCCCTTTGTTCGGCGCCTTTTTAGTTTGGCAACCCGTCCCTGGAGGGAAGACGGGTCAAACATTAGGGGTGATATTCAGTGGCCAAAAGAACAAAAAAACAAAAAAACGAGAGCGATGTTTCCCTTTTAGATGTAGTAGGGGCGGAATTCACCGGTTTACAAGTACAGAGCATAAAAGACGGAAGAATGGCCTCTATTGCGCTCCAGGAGATTGCTTGGAGGCCCCGAGCGGCTCTGTTTGTTGCACAAAAGGGCATACAGGTACTGGAAGATATAATAATGGACACCGATACAGCTGCCAAAGACCGCATCAAAGCCTTAGAGCTACTGATGGCCTACACCTACGGGAAGCCGACCCAGAAGGTTGAGCACACCGGGGCCGGCGGGGGACCGATACAGACTATGGTTACCAGGCTGGCGGACTTGGAGCCCGCAGACCTGAAGGCTATTTTAGAGTTCAAGCCGCAGGAGGAAGAAGTGGAATACTACCCCCCGAGCGCTCCCGGAGCGATGGGGTACAGCGAAACTGTTAATGGCGCCCTTGGGGGTTATGATGACACCGACATAATAGACGTCGAGGCCATCGAGGTAGGGGGCGATGGGTTTGAGTAAGAAAAGATGGATACCCCCGGCCCAAAAAGCCGCCTATCAGAGGGCCATCGAGGCGATGAAGAAACAGAGGGAAGAGGATAAAGAGCTTGCCGAGAAGCTCAAAAAAGCCAAGGCGCTGCCGGAGAGCTTCGAGGTCGACCCGGAGCCGATAAAAAAGAAGCCCCAAAAAGAGAAAAAAGAAAAAATGCCCAAAAAGCCGCCCAAGGTAGACGGAGACATAGGCGGATTTAAGGTCTACAAGAAAAGCGGCAAGATGGTGAAAATGAAGTCGGTCGAGGAGCTGGTCAAGGAGATAGACCTGCCCGATGCTGAGGGCAGGCAGGTGAACCCGAAGCATTTTGTAGAGGGGAAAAGGGAGGTTGTTTTAGGGAAAAGGCCGATTAACTCGCTGACTAATCTGGAGCATGGAAAAAAGATAGCCTTTGATGGCTACAATTCTATAAACTGGGATGAAAAAGAGCAGGATTGGGTGGTTCGAGGGGAGCCCCCGGCCCCGAACGAGTTTTGCTCGGGGGGCTGGATGCCGGGGCACCAGGGCACGGAGTACAAGAAGGGTGGTGTAGATTCGCCGCCACGGATGACTAAGGAAGAAGGATTCGCGCACGCGGTCAAATTGGGAAAGAAAAGAGCTCTGGAAATACAGGCGGAGCGCGACAAAAAAACACCGATTACCCAGGAGGAGCTGCAGCAGCTCTCGGTAGACGAGGTAACCGTCCTGAAGGCTGCGGCTAAAGCAGAAGCCATCATCAGGCACGCCCGTGAGGATAAGGCGTTTTTTATACAAAAATTTGTGAGGATTGAGGACAAGGATGCGCCGGACCCGATGGTGCTGTTTAAGCTGTGGCCGAAGCAAAAAGAGGCGCTGGAGGCCTTCGAGAAGCACAAATTAACCGTCGTCCTGAAGGCCCGGCAGTTGGGGCTATCCTGGCTGGCGCTGGCGTTCGCGGTGCACGGGCTGGTTTTCCAGCCGGGGTATTCGGTAGTGGCCCTCTCCAAGAGGGAGGACGAGGCCAAAGAGCTGGTGAGGCGGGTCAAGCTCATTTTAGAGTATCTCCCGCCTTTTATTATTAGAAAAAAGGACAAGAATCTACCGGAAAACTACACGGGGCCGACCTGGGACGCTACCACAACTTACGTCTCAGTGTACCATCCGGAGTCCAAGGTCCCGGCGATGTTTACAAGTTTCACCAGTTCGCCGGACAGTGCGCGGAGTTTTACCGCGTCACTGGTTATTTTGGATGAGTGGGCGTTCCAGATGTACGCCCAGGAGATATGGGCGGCGGCTTACCCGGTCATAAATAGGCCGACCGGGGGCAAGGTTATAGGCATTTCGACCGCCAAAATAGGGTCCTTCTTCGAGGAAGTCTGGAGAGGGGCCATGAAGAACAAGAACAGTTTTCATCCGGTTTTCTTGCCCTGGTATTCGGACCCGCGGAGGACGCAGGAGTGGTACGAGGAGTCTAAGGCGGCGCTGCCGTCATCGTATCTCCAGGAGTACCCGGCTACGCCCGATGAGGCCTTTAGCTCGGGGTCAGCGACGGCTTTCCCTGAGTTTGACCCTGAGGTACACGTTTGTGAGCCGTTCGATATACCGGAGCACTGGCGCAGGTGGATAAGTGTAGACAACGGTTACGACCACCCGTTTGCATGGTACTGGTATGCAGTGGATGAGGATGGGAACGTATATATTTACCGGGAGTTTTCTAGGTCCCGGGATGACCCCAAGCTGCTATATAGCGACCAGGCAGCCAGGGTTGTTGAATTTTGCTCGACTGCATCGCTTGACAACAACGGAGACCTGCACCTGGGGCAGGAGTACCTGGACTTTTGTGTTGCAGGGCTGGATGCCTGGAATACGCATCACAGGGACATAACCGGCAAAACCCTGCTGGATTATTACAGGGACGGAGGGTTACAGATAGGATTCAGGAGGGCTGTGGTGGACCGCAGACTAAGGAAAGCGGTGGTGCACGAATACCTCAAGATAATTGAGGATGAGGATGGCACCCGGAGGTCCAAACTCAAGATTTTTAATACCTGCAAACATTTAATAAGCACCCTGCCGAAACTGCCAAAAGACAATCACGACCCCGAGAAGGTCGCGGATTGCTCGATTGACAACCAGTACGACTCTCTGAGTTACGGCCTGGTTGCTTACCACGTTGATAAGTCTATAGGGCTGACAAGCGAGACTCCGCAGATAAGGGCGCACAAGGACTCTGTTGCGAAGAGGGGCGCTCGAACTCGAAGAGTCAGGTCTGCAGCCTATTTTTAGGGGAAAAGGAGGGAGAAGATGAAGTGCCAGATAACGGAGCAGCCGAACAAAAGCGTGTTTTGCGATACCTATAACTGTGGAAACAGGGCAGCCTGGAGGGTTGGGAATCCTGATGGACCAGGGCAACTATTCATGCAGTTGTGCCATGATTGCGCTGCCTCTTTGATTGAAAGCGGGAAAGAGAATGGTTTGAAAGCAGAGGTCTTTGAATGTGAACACTGTGGCAAATCGTTTGACAACGAGAAGTCATGTAAAATGCACTCTATTCGTTGTCCTGAGCGCAAAGAGGAGGGAGCGTAGTTGGGAATTTTAGATGCACTGGGAATTGGCAAAAAAAGAGAGCAGTCCCCAGAGCTCCCGAGTCCCGAGTGGGAAGGAGGGGGCATGGGGGCATCAGCGCAGGAGGGACCCATGGGGGCACAGATGCCCAGAGATGACCCCTATGCCACTGCGAGCGCTAAGGAAATGATTGACTTCGTCGAAAAAGAGTTCGAGCGAAGGCAGAAGGAGAGAGTTCCTTTTGAGCTCCAATGGAGGCTTAATATAGCTTTTATGGAGGGCAACCAGTACGTTCAGATTAACGAAGTAGCTCAGACCTTAGATAGAGTTCCCGAGGAATTTTGGTGGGAGGAGCGAGAGGTCTTTAACCATATAGCTCCTAACATCGAGGCGAGACAAGCTCGGCTTGGGAAAATGCGCCCGGTACTTAAAGTCAGGGCGGGGAGCTCGGAGAAGTCAGACATCAGAGCAACTAAGGTAAGTACTCAGTTGCTCTCTTCAATACAGCACGACCAAAAAATCAGGGACAAATTACATGAAGTAATACGCTGGCTGGAAGTAACTGGGACGGTCTGTATAAAGAGCATCTGGAACCCGGATGCAGGACCGCTGGTGCCTCAAATAGACCCGGAGACCGGGGAGCCCATGATAAACCCTGAGACTGGCCAGCCGGTTCTTATGCGGGAGGGCGACCTGGAAGTAGTAGTTTGTCCTGCGCCCGAGATATTTCCGGACAGTCCGTTCAGTCAAAAAATAGCCGACAATCGAAGTATTATCCATGCCAAGATATACCCGGTTGACACAATCAAGGAGATTTGGGGTGTAAGCGTAACGCCCGAAGAAACCAAGGCAGTAAGGCTCCAGGCGCTGATGACTGGCGGAGGGTTCATAGGTAAAACCTACTCAACCGGCATGAATGAGTCTTTAAAGAAGGCGGCAATCGTAAAGGAATACCACGAGCGCCCGAGCAAGAAGTACCCACAGGGCAGGCAGATAGTGGTAGCGAACCACCAGTTGCTGTATTTTGGGCCACTGCCCTACAGGATAGACAAAGATGGCGAGCTAGGGCTGCCGTTTACTAAGATATGCTGCATAGAGCGCCCAGGCTTATTCTGGGGTAGGACAATAATCGAGAGGCTTATCCCGATACAGCGCAGGTACAATGCCCTGAGAAACAGGAAAGCTGAGTACCTGGCGGCTTGTGCCGTCGGCGGCTGGGTAGTAGAGGAAAACAGCGTTGACCTGAGCGACCTGGAGGCAAACGGCGGGGCTCGCAACTATATATGCCAGTACCGCGCCGGGACGCAGCCGCCCAGAAGAGCTGATAACGCGCCGCTGCCCCCGGCTTTCGAGACCGAGGAGCAGACCCTCTTAACAGAATTTTCCATACTCTCGGGAGTATCCGAGATGTCCAGACAATCCATGGCTCCACCCGGCGTTAAATCTGGGGTGGCCATGTCTTTGGCTTTAGAGCAAGACGAAACGAGGCTCGCCGATACGGCAAACAACATTGAGGAAGGGCTGATAGAGTGCGGCTCTCAGTGGCTGCGGCTACTGAAACAGTTCGTTAAAATGCCGCGCCTAGTCCGGGTCGCAGGAAAAGACAACGTAGTCGATGTTTTAGACTGGACCGCCTCGGACCTGAAGCCGGAAGACGTTATCATGGACAGCTTTTCGGCGCTATCTGAGTCCCCGACCCAGAGGAGGCAGATGGTATTTGACCTCCTAGGGATGGGGTTATTCCATAATCCGGACACCGGTGCCATAGACCGCCCGGCTCGCACAAGGATTATGGAAATGTTGCAGTTCCTCGATTGGGAGGGCGTTGACGATGACGACCAGTTGCATAGCGCCAAGGCTGAGAGAGAGAACAGGCAGTTAGCATCTGGAGCTCCGGTTATGCCGGTTCATTACGATTCCCATTTCTTGCATATCAAGCGCCACAATGAGTTCCGGCTATCCACTGAGTACGAGGCGCTCATTACGCAGATGCCGCAGGTAGAGCAGGTTTTTGAGGCCCATGTAATGACGCATATGCAAGCATTGGCTCCCTTGATGATGCAGCAAGAAGAAGAGGAGCCCCAGGAACAGAATTAAAACTTAAAAAACAAAAAGGCGCGAATGGGGATATATGCTCGCATTTTTTATGGTTGTGGGAGGGGACCAGCGGGCATGACAATTTCAATATTTTTAAATAAATGCGAGAACCGAAAGGCCGCAAAGGAGGAAAAATAGTGTTTAAATTCGATTTACAGTTATTCGCGGAGAACTCCGGGTCGGTAGCCGCGGAGCCGCAGGGACAAGAACCGGCTGCCACCGAGTCTAGCGCTGAACCAGTGGCTTTTGATTACGAAAATGCCACCAGGGACCAGCGCAGGGAAGCAGTTATGAGTTTTTTTGCGGAGCCTGAACAGACGGAACCGCCTGCTCAACAGCAACAAGCGGTCACCGAAACACAGGAACCGACAGAACTCAGGTCAGCAGAACCAGCCACCGAAATTCCGGCCAAGTTCTTAAACGCTGATGGAACACCTAATATTGATGCCCTAGTCAAGAGTTATGTGAACGCTGAGAAAAAAATCGGCGAACAGGGCAATAAGATGGGACAGCAGGCCCAGCAGGTACAAACCTTGATGCAAAAAATTCAGGAGCTGGAGTCACGGACTACGCAGCAGGCGCAGCAGAACGAGCCACCTGCTGCGGAGCCAGAAGCCTTTGACTCTGAGGGCTGGTTCGAGAAGTTTTACGAAAATCCCAAGGATGCTCTCCAGGAGCTGTTTCAGGGGACCGTAAAAGATGCCATTTCGCCCCAGCTCCAGGCGCTTGAGCCCGTGGTACAGTACTTTCAGCAACAGCAGGAACGTGCCTACTGGGACAACAAGGTCGGGGAAGTGCAGCAAAAATATTCGGATTTTGAAAATTATCGGGAAAAGGCTGCTGAGATTTTACAGCAACAACCTGCCGAGTTTTTGAACTTACCGAACGCCATAGAGGCTGCATACCTGATGGCCAAAGCAGAAGTGCTGGACGCAGAAAAAGCGTCCCAGCCCAAGATAGAGGATATGTTAAAGGACCCGAATTTCCTGCAACAACTATCCCAGAATCCAGACCTGCAGAAAATTGTGTTAAAAACGTATTCCGAGCAAATAAAGCAGGAGCCTAAACCAGCGATGATAGGCTCGCATCCAGGGAGCGCGGCTCCCGCAACACCGCCCCCAGAGATAAGGTCTGTAAAGGATGCCACAAGGGCATTTAAGTCTTACCTCATGGGAGGCTAAGAATTGGAGGTAATAAAATATGCCAGATTATGTTGGAACTAATTTAACCAAGGTCCAGGAGGCTTTAAAGAGCTTTTACCTGGACGGCTTGCGTTATCAATTAAATGACAAGGCGAGCGCCTTTCTAGCTCAGATTGAAAAAACCAGCGAGAATGTCGTTGGCAAAGACATTGTTATGGCCTTGCGGTATGGCCGCACCGGCGGCATCGGGAACCGCGCAGACGACGGCCTGCTGCCGACTCCCAACGCCCGTAAGACTAAACAAGCAAAATGGGAGACTAAAAACTTCTTCTCTCGTTTTAGAATTACGG